AAAAAAATAAAAGGAGAACTTGCTTTATGCCTCCGCTCTATCAACCACCGGTTCCATTTTCCCCGAACGTAAACACTGGCGCAGCGCCGGTGATGCAGGCATCGCAATGCGTAGATGTGAACTTAACTTCGGCGCAAATACTGGCGTTATTCACCACGCCGGTGACGTTGATTCCGGCCCCCGGTGCGGGGTTCATGCTATTGCCGGAGTCGATCATCATTCGGGTAGCGGGGGGCACGGCATACACCGATGGTGGAGGTGGAGCGGTGACTTTCGCGGTGGGCTCGATGACTTCGACGCTCTCGGCGAACACCATATTCACGGGGCCCACGGCGGGGCAGCAGAGCCAGCAGTCATTTGCCTTTGGTGGGTTATCGACGGCGGCGGCCCCTTCGACCAACGTGAATGCGCCGCTGACCATTTCGAAAGCCACCGCGAATTTTGCAGCGGGGACCGGGACCTGTCACATCACGGTGTACTACACGATTGAGCCAGCGGTGTAAGGGGGATCGAGACATGAGTTGGAGCGTAATGGCCAGTGGTTCAGTACCGGACGTTGTGAGCCAGGTAAAGAAGCAGCTTGCCGCGATCACTTATTTGCAGCCACCGGAAAAGGGGATTTGCGAAGCGGCGGGCAAGGTGATTTTAGACACTCTGGCGGGTTATCAGGGCACGGTGGGGGTAAACGTAGCCGCCAACGGGCATGGCGGGGCGAACGGGGCGGACAAGTATCAAAACCTCAGCATCACCGTGGGTGTGAGGATTTCCAGTATTTAGGGGAAAAAATTAAATGGCCATCAACCAAATCAACATATCGACGCCTGCGCCGTTACAGGTGTTCACCGATTCCGCGATGGGCAATGCGGTGGATGGGATCAAGGCCGGTGCTGCGCAGTTGTATGCGGTGACCGTAAACAATTTGGGGAACGCCACGCCGGTATACGTGAAGTTGTACAACCTGGCGAGTGGCGCGGTGACGGTGGGGACCACTGCGCCGGACATGGTGATTTACGCGCCTGGTTCGATGTTAGTGGCGCAGAATTTTTATTCGCAGAGTGCGCCGCAACTACCTTTTGCGACGGCGCTGTCAGCGGCATGTGTAACCACTGGGGGGACCGCAGGGACCATAAGCCCGGCGGTAGCGGTCCCGGTATCGGTGACCTACGTTTAGAAGGGACTACCAAGTGAAAAAAGCTTTCCTGATTTTTGTTTTAGCAGTTTCTTTGACCCAGGCAGGATGTCCGAAGGGTGCATACCACGATGCAGTGATTGCGGAGCATTCGTTCAAGACGGCGGTGGGCAGTTTCCAGAAAGCGGAGTTGATCGAATTTCAGATGGGGCGGATCAGTCCTGAGGAGCACAAGGTAATTGAGGCGCAGGTAGAAAAGATTGCGCTGGCGGGGCAGGCGTTGACGCAGGCATTGCAGAGCGGGGCCACTTCCACCACGGTGAATGAGCGTTTTGGGTTATTGAGTCAAGCGCTGAGCGATTTGTTGAAGTCTGGGGTATTGGGGATCAAGAACGAGAACAGCAAGATGGTTTTACAGGTAGCGATAGTGACGGCGCAGGACATTTTACAGAACGTCAGTCAGTTCTTACCTGCGGGGAGTTTCTAACATGGGAAGTGCAGCGGGCGCGATTATGATTTTGGGGGATTTGGCGCAGTTGGAGCCGGTAGCATTTGGGCTAGTGAAAGCGTTGATTGACGGATTAAAGGGCAAGTCCGACGCTGAAGTATTGGCAGGGGACGCGGCGGATTGGGCCATGATCGTCCAGCAGGCGCACACTCAGGCGCACGGAGCATAAGCACAATGAGATTCTTTACGAGGATTTGTTTTCTGGTGTTTTGTTTTCTTTCTGTGGGGGTATTACAAGCCCAAACGGCCCACTCGGTTTCGCTGGCTTGGGGAGCTTCGCCAACGGTAGGGGCGACTTACAACGTGTACCGGGGGACGTTCTCTGGGGCTTGTGCAGGCCCGGTCACCACCACCTGCGTGAAGTTGACGGGCAGCCCGATTACCGGGTTGAGTTACAGTGACACCACGCCGCCGCAGGGGGCGACATCGTTTTATGTGGTGCGAGCAGTAGCGGGCGGCGTCGAGAGTGCCAACTCGAACGAAGTCGCCGCAGTGGTGCCTCTTCCGTCACCCGCACCGCCTACTGGGTTAATCGCAAAGGTAAATTAAGGTTGACAGCAAGGGTTAGAGTTTAGCAAAGTGGTGGCATTCTAAAGTAGTTCCTTTCATTCCGGGCACGGCTCACCTCGGCGTGCCCGGTAAAATTCCCCAAAGGCCAAAATGATTCAAACTCCAGCAGCGATGCCGATGCCGTTGACGCAGCTGTGGTTGACGCACATTCCGGTAATTATTTCTAGTTTCGCGACACTGATTATTGCTTGGACCGGTTTCCGTTCGATGCAGCGGAATTTGGCCATTACCGCCAGCAAAGCGGACGTGGCCGCGAACAGGGCGGATGAAGCCGCGACCAAGGCCGCGACCCTGGTGGCCGACGTGAAATCGCACCAGGCGTTGGCAGCGGCCAAAGCCGATCAGGCTGCGACCAAAGCGGCGGCGCTGGTAGCCGAAGTGAAAACGACTTTGGTAAGCACCAACGATTTAGTGAGTGACCGGTTACAAAAGATTCAGCAAATCAGCGATGACACTCACGTGCTGGTGAACAATGCGATGGGCCAGCAGTTGCGCACCAACGCGTATAAGGCTCGGCAGCTGGCGATTTTGACCAAGGACCCGCAAGACATTCGCGACGCCAACGACGCCGACAACGCTCTGTCCCTGCACATGAGCAAGCAAGCCAGGGTGGATCATGCCGTGGAAGCCAGGGTTAAGGCCGACGAAGCCAAGGCTAAGGCCGACGAAGCCAAGGCTAAGACTTGACAACGGGGTTAGGATGGTACGGTAGGAACTTGTTACGTGAAGGCTTGATGGAGGGGGCACCTCCGTCAGAGGGGAAAAGGGCTCGACGCTTCTAGGGGCGTTCGGCCTTTTTCTATTTCCGTGGCCAGTAGGTGATGCGGGTGCGCGGATCAGTCCACGGTACGCCAAACACTGTGGCAGGCCCTTTTCGCGGTTAGCAAGCACGCCGGAGATTCCAGCAGTTTGGGCGACCGGAGCAACGCGGTCACCAATTTTTGCGCGGCTTTTTCATACTTTTCCCGGATGGTCATTTTTAGCGGTCCCTTTCTATTTTCAGTGCGGCCAAATGATTTCGACCGGCTTGCCGATCTTTCTCGCGTAACGGATGGTGGCCCAAGTTCCGGAGCGCTGTTCTTCTTCCATCGTTTTGGGCGCAGCAATCAGGCGTTCTGTGACTTTCACAATGGACTGATTGCGCACCAGGTACGGCGCGGGAATGTGAATGTCGTGCGATTTGAAGTAGCCGCGTTTCGCTGAATTTGTTGGTGGCCAGGCTACGATCCAGAAACCCATCGCCTTGGCGATAGACGCAGCCTCCCAGTCTGCGCCTATGCAATCGCCGTGGTGGAGCTGCGGGGCTAGTTCGCTGGCGCTACCTTCAGTGAAATACGTGAGCACCGTCACCAAGCGAGCTTTTTGGTGAGCAGTCATTCCGGCTTGCGTGCCTGTGAAACCAAATTTCATTTCAGTAGTTGCAGCACGATCCAAATCACAATTTGCCCGATGTTAGCCCCGACCAGCGCCACCACCAGGTTGTATCGCCAGCGTAAGGCCCTGCCCTGGAGTTTGTCCGCAATGGACAGGCTGGCAAAGCCAAACGAGACCAGCACCGCGCAGTGAAGGGCCACCGGCATCGGGGCGCGAATTCTACCACGACTTTTTGGAAAGGGGTGAGCGGATGCTTATCTCGCTGTTGATAGCGGTCATCATCATCGGGCTTTTGTTTTACGTGCTAAGTCTCCTGCCTTTGCAACAGCCCTGGATGAACGTGGCCAGGGTGATTCTCATCATCATCGCGATTATTTGGTTGCTGGGCTACGTCGGCGGTTACGGACCTACCTGGCACAACGGGAGGTTGCCATGAACCCACTAAAAGGCCAAGGCACAGGGCCAGGGCAAACCGCTGCAAGCCCTCCAGGTTTGCAGGTGCACGTTTATCTGCACCAGGTAAACGACCCCGACCCCCAAACACTTTCACTATTACAACAAGTGATACAGCAGTTAAATTCAATGGAAACCAAGGAGAATACAATTATGGCAGCTCTAGATGATCTGACCGCACAAGTAGCATCGAACACCACGGTTGAAGGCTCGGCGTTGACCCTGATTCAGGGGTTGGCGGCGCAGCTGGCAGCCGCGATTGCGTCTGGCAATCCCGCAGCGCTTTCGAATCTGCAAACTCAGCTGAAATCCTCGGCGGACGCTTTGGCCGCTGCGGTTGCCGCCAACACTCCCGCCGCCGCCTAAAAGCGGAGGGAAATAGTTCCCCGTGGAACATTGCGTGGAACGTTGTGCAGTGAAGTTCAGTAAGGAACAAGCGCAGTACAGTGACGTGTCGAAGTACCCGCCAGCGATTCGCAGTTGTGGGCTTTGCGAGCATTGGGTTCCTGGCGGGCACTGCACGTTGGTGTCTGGCGTAATTCGCGCTAGTGGTGGCTGTCAGCTGTTCTCGCCCGATTTGTTGAAGTAAAGAATCCAGAAAAAATTTAAAAAAGGAGCAACACCATGAGCGTTGTGCTGTCTCAAGCCTATGTTGGCGGCATCGTGAACAATGCTGCGATTACCACCAACCAGATTTTTCCAAACCCCGCTTCGCTGGTAACTCAACCGGCGAGCCAGGCCGCCGTATTGGCGGTACCGGGCAGCGGGCGTTTGAACGGAAAGTATTTTGAAGTGTGGGTTTCCGGGATCATCGTGGCGGCGGCTTCGATGAACGTGACCCCGATCCTGTATTCCGGGACTTCCCTGACTCCAGGCTCGAACACCATCATTGCCACCGGCACGGCTTTTGCCACCGGCGCGGCCATCACCACCAATTTTTGGTGCAAGTATTTCCTGGAAGGTGATTCCACCTCTGGGTTCCTGCAAGGCACGCAGAGCCAGCAAGTGAATAACGTGCTGGTTGCTCCGACCGCCACCGGCGTCACCAAGCTCACCGCGCAGAACTTCACGACCATTGATCCGGCGTTGAACCTGGTATTTGGTTTGACCTTCAGCGTGGCGGGCGCGAACAGCGCGACGCTTACCCAGTTCCTGCTAGAAGCCTAAAGGGAAGTAAATGGCCCTTCAGCTGTTCTTTGCTCCGATCACCGGCACCGGCACCGACACCGACCCGCGAGTGGTGAAGTACGCGACCGCCGCGCCGGTGATTGTGGGCAATTGGGGAATGATGGATTTTGGCGTGGAGCCCTGGTGCATCGTTGGCCTGGACAACACTCTGAATCCGACGCTCGCGGCACAGCCGGACGTGGTAGCCATCCCGGTAAATCTCGACGGCAACGTCACCGCTGGGGAAATCACCAAGCTAACCGTGCTCGGCACCACCGCCAAGATTCCGATGAGCTGGGTAACTCTTCAGATGACCAGGCGGCAAGTGCTGCGCCGGATTTGCGGAATTTTTGCTTTTGCGCAACGGGTGGCTGGGTTGTTTGGAGTTTCACCTTTTGCGGGTGGGATCACCCTGGCAACCACCTGGTCACAACTGACCGGGCCGCAGCAAACGGTACTGCTCCAGGTAGCGCAAGACCTAGGTTATGACACTTCCGGCGCGACTGGGGCCACCACCATCGGAACGATCCTAACCAATTTTGGCGTGCAGTTTGGCCAGAAACAGTTAGTGGTTGGGGGAATGACCATCTAATGACCACACTCGCCAGCGACAATTTTACCCGCGCCGACGCTAACCCTATCGGTGGCAATTGGACCACCGAAGCCGGGGCTGTCTCTCCCTTGCAGGTTCGCTCGAATACAGCGGAAGCCACGGCTATGGCTAATGCCAACTTTGCTTACTGGAACGCGGCCACCTTTCCGGCCAACCAGTGGGCACGAATGACTTTCGGGCCCGTAAACACCGTCGCGCTCTGTGGCGGTGGGCTCACCCTGCGAAGCGCAAAATCAAACCCGCGCAATCTCTATGGCGCGCAGGTCAGGAATACTAATGGCGCTTCTATTTACTCGATCAGTAAATATGTGGCTGGAACAGCAACCGCCATTGCCTCAAGTGGTGTGGGCGGGGCGGTGGTCGGAGATGTGTTCGAGTTGGATGTCGTAGGCAACGTGCTTACGTTTTTCAAAAACGCGGCACAAATCCTGACGGTGACCGACAGCACTTTCGCTTCAGGTGCGGGCGCTGGAATGAACATTTTCTCAAGTACCGTTGCGGGAGATTCCAGGGTGACATTGTGGGAGGCAGGAGATTCTCCTGTGGCTCCATCGGGTGGTGTCGTTGGTTGGGTGAATTTGCACCGGCATTTTGTGAAGTAAAAAGGGAAAAACGAAAATGGCGAATGTTCTAACAACCAATCCCTACAAAATCGATACGGTAATGGCCAGCAGTTTCAGGACCACCGGCGGCTTGCCGAACAATGGCCCGATCTTCATCACTGAAATCTATTGGGAAAATCCCGTGACCATCGGTGACACCTTTGTGCTGACCGACAACACTGGCACGGTGATTCGTATTGGGCGCTGCGAAGTTGCCAACCAATCGCAGGTGTTTTCACTCGCTCCGATGCGGGTGGTTAGCGATTTTACGGTGAGCACTTTGGCTTCAGGAACGCTTTATATTTTGACGCTTTAAGAGGAGATTCTCGATGGACTACAAAGAGGGCGCGCTCTCGAAAAAGAAGGATGAAAAGAAGTCTGGCGACAGCGGGCACAAGCCTGCCGCGCGCCGCAGCGAGCCTGGCAGCGCAGAAAAGAAACATCACCCGCACGTGCACATTCATAGCCACGACGCGGGCCACACCATGCACGTGATGCACCAGGATGGCAGCCACGAGATGCACCACTTTGCTCCCGGCGATACCGCTGGGATGCAGGAAATATTGCAAGCCCATTTGGGCGGTGGGGCAGGCGGCGGCGCGGCTGAGCCGGAACAGCACGTGGCTGAAGGGGCTTCTCCGCAACAGGAACAGCAAGAGCAAGCCCAAGCGGCCTAAGTGAACGATCTGACCGAAGCGGAGCGCAACCAGCTCCGCTATCGTTGCCAAACTGATTTGTTCTTTCTGGCCAAAGAAGTTCTCGGAAAAGATATAACCGAGCGCACCCATCGGGCGGTAACCGATTTCTTCGTCAAGAAAGACCCTACCAAAACCATCGCGCAGCAATCATCGATCAAAGAGCGAATGATTTGGTATCCGCGTGGCAGCTACAAAAGCACCTTGAACATTTGCGATTGCGTGCAGTGGATTATTTGCTTCCCGGATATTCGCATCCTGGTGTTGACCGGCGCGGATGACCTGGCCACCGCGTTTGTCGATGAGCTGAAAGATTATTTCGTGCTGGACGGCGAGCCTACCACCTTCCAGGAACTTTTCCCGGAGCTTTGCCTTTCGCCGAAAGAGCGTGGCAACCAAGGCGAGTTTTGGACTCCGCTAGGCCCGCAGGCCCGGATGCGCAAGACCAAAGAGCCAACGGTGTTTGCTTCTTCGATCCTGGCCAACAATTCCGGTTGGCACGTGGACGTGATGAAGCCGGACGATTGCGTTACTGACAAAAACTCGGAAACCATTTCCGAACTGGCCAAGATTACCCGAAAGTTCAAGATGGTTCGCAAGCTCTTGATGCCCTTTGGGTACAGGGACACCATTGGCACTCCGTACAGTGTCTATGACTGTTACGCCGACCATCGCGACCAGGCCCATGCCTATGAACTGAAATTCGGGAAGCCGATTTTGAAATTCCTTTGCCGCCCGGCGTGGTGGTTGAAGGGCACCGATTATCAGATTCCCAGCATGGATCAATGTGACGTTGAAGAAAATCTGGAGCTACTTTTCCCGGAAGCGCTGAGCTATTCGTTTTTGCGCAAAGAGCAGCACACCGATGAACGCAGCTTCAATTCGCAGTATCTTTGCCAACCGATTGAAGCCAGCCAGGTAGTTTTCGTTTTGGATGATTTGCGGGCGCACACCGTTCCCTATACCCAGTTGCCGCGCAACCCGAAATATTACATTGCCTGGGACTTCGCCTACTCCACCAAAAAGGGCCGCGACTACACGGTGGGCGCGGTGGGCGCGCTCGATGAACAGAACCGTTTGTACATCGTGGACGTGATTCGCAAACGCTTTTTGCCGGATGAACTGGCCTATGCAGTGTGTTACGCAGCGTGGCAGTACCGGCCAGAAATTACCGGGATCGAAAACAGTTCAGGCGCGAAGTTTCTGGAGATGGACATTGCCCGGCACGCCGCCAGCATGAATTTCCAACCGGCCATCGATTGGTTCCCGGTTTCCAAGAAGCAAGAAGCCAAAGAGCTGCGAGTAAAAGAGTTGCAAACCATGCTGGCGAATAACCAGTTGTGGTTCTCCGCTTCCATTCCCTGCATGGACGCACTGTACCGGGAATTCGTGCAGTTCGGCGGGCAGCACCACCACGATGACATCCCGGACGCCATCGCCCACCTGCGCCGGTACCTGCCGCAAGGCGTGGTGCGAACGCCGGAGGAGCAGTACCGCCACGCGCTGGACAAGCTGAAAGACAAGGAACTTCACGATGCGGTTTATGGCCTGGGCCGGTATGAGGATAAGCCAGAACCACCGCCGCCGTTCGTACCGATCACGGCGGAAGTGGATGGCATTGAGTATCCCATTTTGGGGGATGGACTGAATGGCTAAACACCACAAGCGAGCAAGAAAAGTAAAGATTTTGAAAATCGAAAACGTCGAGCCGGACAAGACGATTGTGGAACTGGCAATTGAAATCGAACCGGTAGAAATACCAGCTGCGATTCCAGCGGAGCCTTTGGAGTTGACCGCGCCGCAGCACATCCCGGAGCACAAAAATTGGATCACTTGGCTTAAAGAGCTTTGGTAAACAGTTTTGCCGAAAATTGAAAAGAAGCCCGAAGTCAACGTACATGGAAAAATCGCCCCGGAACAAATTCACACTTTCGATGAAATCGATGATCCCGCAGCTTTGCAGCTTATCGTTCAGGACACCGAAACCACCGATGCGTGGATTGATTCAAAGCGCTTCACCTTGCGCTGGCGGGAAGCGGATACCCTGTACCAACCGCCAATCGGAGTACAGGTCTGGGAGAACACCAACGTACCACGGGCCAATGTTGTTCGTTTTACCGTTGCGACGCATGTTAATTCCATTCTGCCAAAGCTGAGCAGTGGGCTCTTCTATGAGGACCCGCCGTTTTTGCTTCGTCCGCGCCCTGGCACGAGCCAGAACACCATTCGCGCTATTTCAGCGGTGGAAGCTACGCAACTCGATGAGATGGATTTCCCGGAAGAAATCCGCCGGGCGTTTTTCTCCGCGCTGGTTTTTGGCACGCTGATTTGCAAATGGGGCTGGCATAGCGAAACCCGCCAGCGGAAAACCTACGTTCGCAAAACGGAACCGGCAACCATCAAATCGCTCGGCAAGGTAGTCACCCTGCCCACCAAGGAAAGCGATGAATTTGAAGTCAAGGAATCGGAAGAGGTAATTGAGCGCCCGTTCATCGAGAACAAGGATATTCGTTACATCCTGGTGGACCCGGCGTGCCGCGTTCCCGACATCCGCAAAGCCAATTTCGTCATTGAGCGGATGTACCTGACCTTTTACGATTTGGAAAAGCTGGCCGACGAAACCTATTTTGACCGCGACGGTACAGAGCACAAGCGCTATACCCTGCCATCACGCGAAGAAGTGAAATCGTGGTTTGAGGTGCCGGTAGATTCGCCGGAGACGCCAAACGCCGCCGAACAGGCCAGCATGAACACCACCCTGGTGCATCATGCCGCGCCGCGTTTCCAGAAAACCACCGCTGACCCACTGGCTGAGCCGCTAGAAGTTCTGGAGCGCTGGGACAACGGCAAGGTAATTACCTGTATCCAGAAAATTCGCCTGATTCGCAAAGAGAAAAACGATTTTGGCTGCATCCCGTTTTATTCCTGTAACTGGTGGGACATCCCCGATGCGTTTTGGGGGATGGGCCTGGGCCGGGTGCTGGGACAGGACCAACGTGTACAGCAAGGGCTCATCAACGCGCTACTCGACATCACCGCGCTCATGGTCAATCCCACCTATGTGCGGAGTGCCGGGGCCAACGTCCCCACCCAGCAGATTCGCCAGCGCATTGGCGGGATCATCGATGTGCAGGGCGAAGTGGACAAAGCTTTCATGCTCCTCGAACAGCCGCGCATCGATCCGGCGATTTTCGCGGAGATTCAGCAATCGGAAGCGCGCGCCGAATCAACCTCTGGCGCGAATGAACAGCTGGTGCAGGGGGCAATGCCCTCGCAGGGCCGATCCAGCATGGGCCGCACGGCGACCGGCGCGGGCGCACTGGCAGCGGCCACCGAATCGCGCATCGGCGGATTCATCGAATCGTTTATTCGCAACGTGTATGAGCCGTGGCTGTACCAGATGCACGAACTAAATTGCGAACGACTTCCCCTTACCACCTTGCGGGAAATTCTCCAGGCGGAAGGGCCCAACGATTTCCAGATGGACGCTTTCAAAGAAGAGGATTATCTCAACGCCCGCTTCAAGTTCGACGTTCTGGCCGGGGCCCACCTGGCCGCCAAGCAGCAAATGGCGCAATCGATGGTGATGATGATCCAGCTATTCGAGAATCCGCCACTCATGCAACAGCTCGAAACTGAAGGTAAGAAGGTGGACATCGAAGAGCTGTTCCACATGATCCACGATTTGTCGGGCTTCAAAAACTACTACGACATCATCAAGCCGCTAACCCCTGAGGATAAACAGCGCCAGCAGCAGCAAAACCCGGCGGTCCTGCAAGCGCAAGCCAAGGCGCAGCAGGGCAACCAGGAATTCCAGCACAAGCAGGCTTTGATCGACCAGGAAAACGAAGCACGCGCCGCGCGTGACGTGCTGCGCCAACAGCTGGAAGAAGCCAGCAAGCCAGGAACGATTGAAGGTGAAGGCGTGGGCGTGAAGCGCGGCTTTGGATCGAACACGGGAGCGTAATGGACGCAACGAAACGTGCCGGGCTTATCACCCTGGTTAATCTTCCAGGCTTTGCCACGCTACTGGAAATCTTCAATGAACAGTGTGTGGCGCTGGAGCGCGCGGTATTCGAAATCGATCCCGCCGATGGTGAGCGCATCCAGGCCGGGCAACGGGTAGCAGTAGGCGCGCGCTGGGCGTTTGAGGAAATGAAAAAGCGGGTGTCGCGCGAAGTGAATGAGCAGGTGGAAGCAAATCAGAAACCGCTCAGCCAGAAAGAGCAAGACGAACTGTACCTAAAAAGTTTGGTGTCATAGCGCGCCCGTGCGGATTGCGCGGGTGGTGAGGGAAAGATGGCAACAGCAGCAAATCCGTTGGAAGGGATTCAGCAAGACAAGGACGGAAATTATTTTGACGTAGTGGACCTGGGCGATGGTTCTGGCCAGCAGGTGTTCAAGGGCAAGACCATTGGCGAGGTGTTGGGGCAGTATCGCAAAGCGCAAGCCAACGCGACCCGGAAGATTCGCGAGCAAGCGCTGCAATTGAAGTTGCGGGACACCCCGGACCCGGCGCAACCGATCCCGGATTTCAAGCCACACACGCCTACGGCGGATGAGCTTTGGCAACTCAGTGAAGATTTGAAGGACCCGGCGAGGGCGGTGGCCGCGCTGAACCGCGCGACGGAATGGCGGCTGGGCACTTCACTCGATGAAGTTCGCGGTGTGGTGAGTGAGATTCGCGCTGAACGGGTTCGGGCGCAGGTATTTTCAGCAGGTGAAGCGTTTATGGATGCCCACCCCGAATACAAGCGCTGCGTCGAAAACGAAACGGCGATTTTCTCGTACCTCGACAAAAACCATCTCGCCTATACGCGAAAGAATTTTGAAATTGCTTTCGAAGAGTTGAAGCCCGGATTGGTGCTCATCTCTCCGCAGCAAAGACCAAATGAAGTGGGGAACGAACCGGAAGCTCGGATTGAGCAACCTGTGGTTACACGGCCCCGAACGGCTTCGACTGGATTGAGCCCTCGTGTTTCTTCGGCGGTACCACCGAGAGAAAACCCGACCGCGCAGACAGGGAAGCTAACCGCCAGTGAAATCGATGCAATGCCAACCGCAGAACTCGAACGCAAACTCCGTGATCCGGTGTGGGCGGCTGAGGCTGAGAAAGTTCTGCAAGCGGCGGCGTTGACACGGCGCTAACAACCACAAGAGGAGATACCAAGCTATGGCCGGTTACAACCCGGCGAGCAACCTCACCTCGAACCTGCCTCAAACTCAGGCCAAGTATTACGACAAGAACTTTTTCGACAACCTGAAATTCGAGACACCGTTCCTGCGTGTAGCGGAGCGCCGCCAGTTGCCCATGAATTCGGGCAACACCATCGTATTTTTTGAGTATCCGCTGTTTGGGCCGAACACCGCACAGTCCGCTGAGGGCACTGTGGGCACCGGCCTGACCATCACGCCGCTGACTAACCAAGCTGTCATTGGTGAGTTTTCGGATTACGCCTCTTTCTCGACGCTGGCCACCTTCACCGGAATCGATCCGATGGTGACCAACGTATCGAAAGAACTGGCATATCGCCTGGGGCAATCGCTCACCGTTTTGGTGCGCACCGCCACTGAAGCGTGGATTGCAATCGACGCTTCGACCAACACCCAGCTGGCGGCTGGAAGCCCGATGTCGATTATGAACATCCGTTCCGGCGTTCAGTCTTTGGCTGGCCGCGCGGTTTTGCCCTTCCATCAATCGGAAGCGAAATTTGGCGGCGTAATTCACCCGTTCGTGGTGGGCGACATTGCCAACGATCCGTCGAACAACTCCCCGGTGGATATTTGGAAGCACACCGTCACGGGCCTGGACCGCATGGAAAGCCTGCCCGGTGTTGACTTGCAGGAAACCGTGGAATTTGCCGGGACCGGCATCCGCTTTCACCAAACCTCTCTAGTTACCCAGACCGCGAACTACAAGGCTAGCGGCAACACCGCGCAGCGCACCTACATTTACGGGAAGGATGGCGTCATTGCCATTGACCTGAATGGCGGCGGCGACACGGCTTTTGGAGACGGCAACTACCGCACGATTCGGCCTCTGGTTCGCCAGAACGTCGAACCCTCGGTTGCAGACATGGCCGGAGTGATTAGCGGTTGGACTTCCTACCGCATCCACTTCACCACCACTCTGGTGCCTGACACCACGGGCCGCGTGAGGATGATCGACTCCGTTTCTAACATTTCCTAAGAACCACCTTTGCGGTGGTTCTCAGTTCCGCTTCTGGCGTTGTGCGGCGGGAAGATACAGCGCCATTTTTTTTTGCATGGCCACTCATCCATTTTTCAAACAAACCGGGCTGGATATTTCTGGCGAGCCGGACGAAGCCGACCAGCGCTCGCTCGCAGAAATCGAAGCCTTTGCGCGCTCGGATCGCTACGTACATCCCACTCAGGAAACCACTGAGCGATTCCAGCAGATGCGCGAAATGAACACCGATGCGGTGCGCGAATATCGCTGGGAAAAACAGGATGAACTGGCGCGCGAGAGTGAACGAATCGGACGAATCGTTACCGAAAACAATTTTTTGAGCCAGCTCCAGCGGGTTGCCACTGCGAAATACAACGACTGGGCAACGCGCGGGATGCGCGGCCTATCGGTTTGGAAGGATGACCGGTGGCAATACGTCTGCGCGGTGCAGTGCGGATACATGCCGGAATATTCGGTGATGACTTTCGATGAGCATGGTTTGCCGCTCGCCGAAAAATATCGTGGCTGGCGCACCGTGCTTTTGCGATTGGTGACGCAAGGCTTTGTAAGTGAAGAGCGAGTACACCAGGTCTTTGGCGCGCCGCCCAGTAACGCGGCGTCACGACGCTACCGTGAGCATCTTTGGCGGTACCGGAATCGAGAGAAAAATGGCTGAGGA